CGGGGAACGTGGATCCCGGTCTTATGGAAGGACCTGTTTTCACGAAGTTCCCACACCCTCAATCCCGCCTAAAGCGGAAGATCTCCATATGTGTGATATACACTTTGGAGGTACTCAACAGCCTTAGAATTCCACTTCTCTTCAAATTTATAGAAGAGTTCGCGGACTCTAAGACGATACCACTTATCATGGGGTTCCGTATCGAATTGATACGTCCCATAATGAGGGAACTTGCATTCACGCTTACGCATGGATGCTAGGATTCCGCTGATCATCTGACCAGCGTCTTCCTCGTTGAGAACCTTCTTAGTGACGTCTACATATCGCTTAGTCATGGTATTCTCCATGGTCTAAGGCCTATCCTAGTCAGGATGGCCAATTGTACGCCCAGCGGATTGCGTGAGCGATAGTATCACTGACTCGGTTGACTAACCGATGCCAGAGTATTCTCACCCGCGTTTTCCACGGAACGTGCATCTTGGTTCTCCTGATCAAAATAGGAGAGAGCTTCATAGTGCTCAGATGCTTCGATAAGCATACTGTTGTACACACCAATAGCTTCTAACTCATGCACTTGCAAGAGGTAGCAGCTACTGTTGGTGAGGTGGTCGGTCTTCATACGAATACCGGCCAAATCACCTTGTGTCTTCTGGTATATTATCGAGGCGAGCGCTATGGTTAAGGGGCTCCCATAGAAAACCAATACTGGTTTTCTGGGATTTTCGGTACTCTGACACAATCCGAGCATGCTCATGATTGTGCTTGCTGGCAATGAAGTCCAGCAATGCCGAAAATCCTTGCCTGTCTCTTGTTTGAGTACGGACAGATAATGTCCAAACTCTGACCTCGTACCGATGTAGGCGAGAATTCCATCTTTTCGCAAGATGAGATTCATCGCTTCCAACAAAGGAGGTGAGACCGGCGAACCCAACGTCGCGCTTGCCCACGATCCTAATTCCACGTCGTAGACGTGGAGGAAGGAGGGCTCTAAGGCTTTCTGAGGCATACCATAATCCTTTATTGAAGAGATTATTGGAATTGTCAACGAGAGCCTGGCACGACGCCGGGCTGTCTGCGATTAAAGTCTTCGGTTTCACGGGAGTTACATCGTAACCCCCATAGCCGTCGACCCCGCAAGACTCACGAAAGTGACCGTTGACATAGCTTTTAGCTGTGTTAACTTTCAACTGTAGTAAGTCCATGACGCGGATTAATCGAGCATACCCGTGAGAGGGGATAATAATATCATCCCCAAACACGCGGACACGGCCGCGAAGTTCCGCAACCGAATGTTTCG